TGAAAAAAGTAGAAGCAGCCAAAGGTTTAACGCTTGGTCCAACTAGAGAAGGTGTTAAAGGTAAAGCAGGACAATTATTATTAAGACAAGAGATGGCTGATTTAATTCCTCACAATAGAGGCGAATTAATACCAGGTGTTGGAGGAGAAAAAGCTTTAGGTAGAGAACAATATAGTTACGAAATGAGAGACTACTTAAAAGAAAATCCTGACGAAACATATGAAGAAGGCCTGCCTGGTTTAATAGAATCTATAAGAGAATTAGGCGGTATTGGTAAAGAGTTTTATGAATTAGCACAATCACCAGTATACAAAGAAAGAATGTTAGAAGAAGTTAAAGGTATACCTTCTGCTTTGGTTAGCTCTGCATCAGAAGCAGATTATTCTAGATACAATCCACTGGATCTTTTGCCAGAATCTTTTACTAAAAAACCTAGCGAAATACAAGACAAAGCTGATGGCGGTATAATGATGCTTGCAAAAGGCGGTGATGTATTAGCTGGTGGTATTAGTTTAGGTAGAGCTTTTTTAAATAAAGTAAAGAAAAATCCTAAACTACAAAACAAAGATGGCTCTCCTAAAAAATCTACCAAAGAATATAAAGACGAAGTAAAAAAACAACAAGAAGCTAAGAAAGCAGCAACAGCCAAGAAAAGAGCTGAGACTAGAAGAGCAAAACAAGAAGCTCAAGCTAGAGAAGAAGCTGAAAGACAAGCTAGGTTATCCAGAGCTGAAGCCGCAAGAGCTAGAACAGGGGAAACTCCTCAACAAAGATTAAACTCACAGTCTGCTCAAGCTGATGTTGGTCCAGCTAGACCAATAACAGGAGCTGATGGACCAATACCATCACAAGGTCCTGCGATAGCATCAAAAGTAGATGATTCTTTAGATGCATCTAAGCAAGCTTCAGCAGCGAAAAAAGCAGACGATGGTATACCTGAAGGTGATGCAGGCACATCAAGCCCAGGTATTATTCCTTACATTAGCCCAAATGTATTCAATCCTGCTACAAAAGCAAGGGGAACGAAAACAATAGCAGGAATTATTGCAGGAGCATCTTTGTTGCCACAAGGAGATGGATCTGAAGAGGATCGACCTTTAGACGAAGACACTGGCGATGACACTTTTGTTACTGGTGATGGAACTGGTGGAGAAACTACACCTCCCCCTGTTACAGATAATTCACTAATGTTCTACATGAAAAAAGATTTAGCAGGAAAAGGTTTTGACTTTGATCCGCAAACACAAACATTTACTGGTGATAAGAAACCAAGTTTCTTTGACTATGTAAAATCATTACCCGCTGGATACATGGACAAAGTAGGCGATGATCCAGACTATGCTAAAAAAATGATGGCAGGTTTCTTAAATATGATGAAGCCAGTAGAAGGTTATGTTCCTATTAACCCAGTGGTTGCATTTGGTGAGGGATATCTCGGAGAAGAAACAAGACAAGCTGACATGTTGCCAGCTGATGCTAAACTTTTAGAATACTTTAAAAAGAATCCTGAAGCATATGAAGCCATGCTATCTTTAGAGGGTGCTAGAGCAGGAACAGTCGGAGATGTTGATGCAACACAAGCACAAGAACAATACGATACTTTAAAAAGATCTTTAATGGGAAGTAAATTTAATACAGATGACTATCCTAATTTAGAAGTTCGTTACAAGCATCCATTATATGGAGATATGGTTGTAACTCCAGCCACACTTATGGCCATGAGAGGTAGAAATGAAGGATTCTTTGGAGATCCTAATTTATATCTAGTGAGAAAATAATGTTATGCCATATCTTAACTTCCCAGATGGCACTCAAAAATACATAAAAGACACCAAGCCAGAAACCATAGCACAAGCTAAAGCAGAGCATACTGAAGCTATTGATGCTGCTAAAAAAGGTAAGGCCAGTGTGCTTGGAGATGTCGGCAGGCAAACTGTAAGAGGTCTTCAAGATATTGGTAGAGGCTTATCAACAACTGTTACATCTGCTTACGATTACTTTTCTGATGATGATTTAACTAGAGATGTTAATGAATACTTTGACAAGATATCACCAGGCGAAGCTGAAACCACAGCAGGCAATATTACTAAATACTTAGTTCAATTTGGTTTGCCAGGGTTTGGTGTTGCTGGTGCTCTAGCCAAGTCAGGCAAGATAGGAAAGATCGGACAAGCCTTGGGCGGTGGTATCGCAGATGGTGCAGTAGCAACCGATGATATCGTAACTCTTAAAGATACTTTTATAGATAAACAATCAGAGTCAGATGAGGCGAGACTGGACAGACTTAATGGTGCAGAGGCCGCACATGAAAGACTAAAGAAAAAACTTGAGGTAGCAGCTGAAGGTGCAGGTTTTATATTAGGTATACCTCTAGCATTTAGAGGCGCAAAAGAAGTTATCTATGGAACCACAGACTTACTGGCTCCTCTTGGATCAGTGGTGGCCAAGGGTGCTGTTGGTGCAACCAAAGCATTAAAGCCTGGAGAGTTACAGAAAACTGCATTTGATGCTAATCAAAGCGTCTTAAAAAAATGGTTTACTTTTGCAGGCGATAGGCCAGATGAGTTTGTTGCTCAAACCATGGCCGCTAAAACATCACAAGTAAAAGCTATGCAAGATCAAGTTGATACTGCTTTCGATCAAATAGTTAAAACTGCACAAAGAAGTGTTGATTCAGGAAGAATGAATCAAACCAATGCACTAGCTTTATCTAGGAGCATAGAAGATTATATGTTTCCAAGAGTAAGAGTAGACTATCAATCGCCTAACTTATCTCGTGCAGAAAAATTACAAGAGGCTAGAAGAATACAAAGAGAAGCTGAATCTAATATTAAAAATTTAGAAAATCAATACATCGATTATAAAGGATTAGGTTTAGAAGGAGGATTAAAAATATCCACCTTGTTAAAAAATAACAGAGATCTTTTTGATACATACTCAAATCAAATATTAAATTACAGCGATGAAACCGCAGATGGATTTATGCATTTGTTTGTGCCTCAAGAACTCAGAGAGATCATAGCTCAAAACGCAGGCTTGTATGGAACTAGAGCCTATCGTGCTGTTCTTGATAAAGGTTTTAAAATGCAACCAGAGTTTCAAAATCTTGCAATAAAAGAAATACAAGAAAATTTTGGTGTTGACAGACAAACAGCACAAAGAGAATTGTTTGAATTGTTTAACCCCGGACCAAAAAATAAAAATGGTTTTGATTTTGAAACTAATGAAATGTTAATGGAAGGTTTGCAAAGAGAGAAAGGTATTCTCAAAGGTAGACAGTTAGATAACTTACCTCAAGTAAGAAGAGCACTAGGAGAAACAGCAGGCTACTTACAAACAGATTGGAAGAAAGCTTTAGCTAACACAAAACTTACAGCAAATGTAACTTCACAAAAACTATCTAATCTTATTGGCAAGACAGAAATGTTTAGTCAAATAAAACAATTAGATGAACTTTCTAATAAGACAGGCGGTGTTAAATTTTTAAAGCCAAAAGAATTTGGTATAGATCCAAACACAGGAAAAGCTCAAAAAGAATTAGTGGACTACGATGCTCAAGGCAACGCAATACTCTTTAAACAATTTGATGAAGATGCTGGAGCTTTAGCTGGATCATATGCTAGAAAAGATATATTCGATTCTTTGATGGGAGCAACAGCAGATATGAAAGCTCAATGGCCTGTGTTGGGTAAAATGTATACAGGATTTTTAGCAGTCAAAGCCGGATCACAATATGGTAAAACAGTTTTATCTCCAGGTGCACAAGTAAGAAACTTTACCAGTATTCCATTCTTTTCATTATTAAATGGCAATCTTGGAAACACAGGAAGATTTGTAGATGCAGTGCAAACTAGCTTTGCAGGACTTTTTGATCCAAAGAAAAAAATATTAAATAAAAATTCTATACAAGAACTTATGGAAGAGGGCATCATGCAAAAAGGTGGTGCTCAACTTGGTGAAACATTAGAACTAGCAAGACTTGCTGCTGAAAGGAGCGGACTGGTTGCTAAAGCTGGTGGCGTTGTGGATAAAACTGGCATTAGATTTTTTGAAAAAGCTTATGGTATGACTGATGATGCTGGTCGTGTTTTTAATTATTTAAACGAAAAAGATAGAATGCTAAAAGCATTTGTAAGAGCACCAGATGGGGCAGTGCCGATTGAGTCTGCAAAAAATATAACAAAGTTTGCAGATTTAATACAAGGATCTCCAAGCACTGGAGCAGTTATTAAACCTAAAGATATTATTGAAAGGTATGGTAATGAAGCTTTAGAACAATTTGCTAGATCGGAAGCAGGTGAAATTACTTTGAACACAGTGCAAAACTATCAAAGAGTTGTGCCTGGTGTTGGAGAAATAGTAAGAAGATCTCCCTTTGGTAACTTTGTTGCGTTCCCAGCTGAGATTATAAGAAACACTACCAATGCTGTGAGCAGAGGTATAAAAGAATTAGCGAGTGATAATTCAGAGCTCCAAAAAATTGGCATGAGAAGACTCACTGGAGCTGTAGCAACAACCATGGCCATACCTACAGGCCTCACAAAACTTGGCACAAGTTTGACAGGAGTCGATGAAGAAAAGATCGAAGCATACAGAAGATCTTTCGCAGCACCATGGGATAAAACAGGAACACTGGTGCCATTAGCTTCAGACAAAAATGGCAATCCAACTCAGTTCTTTAACTTTAGTTACATGAACCCATATGATTATTTAAAACGTCCAGTGACCAGAGTATTTCAAGAAGTTGCAAATGGAAATAGAGATGAAGAATCACTACAAAAAATATTAATGGATTCATCTTTTGGTGTGATAGGAGAAATGGGTAAAAGTTTTGCAGAACCAGCGTTATCTGCTAATGCTGTGTTTGAAGCTTTTGGAGGAGAGACTGGCACTGGTAAAAGAATATGGGGAGCAGCTGATTCACCAGGCGATAGAGTAGCCAAAGGTTTTTATCACTTTGCAGATACTATCTTACCAACCATCAGTCCGTATAGGATTACCGCAGATGAGTTTAGTGGCAAACCTTTGGGTGTTGCTCCACCAGAACTTACACCTAAAAACTTTCCTAGATCTATATTTTCTAGCACCAATAAACAAGGAGACGATCAAAAAGTATTAGACCGCATGGGCAATGAAATAGATGTTGCTGAAACTTTAGTGCAAGCTTTTAGTGGTTTTAAAGTTGTAAAGCCTCAGATAAACAGATCATTAAGATATAGAGGTTTTGAGGCCAACGATGCTATAAGAGATGCAACAAATCAATTTAATAGATTATTAAGAAGCACAGATAGAAATACTGCTGAACAATACTTGCAAGGATATATAAATCAAAACGAAAAAAGATACAGAGTTTTAAGAGATTTATATACATCTATAGAAGATGCAAGAACGCTTGGTTTGTCAGAACAGCAAATAGAAAAAGAATTAAAAGATGCTAAGGTTGCTAACTATAAAGATGTTATGAGAGGAATATTTAGACCAATAGATGTTAGCAGAGATCTTGCAACCGCTGCTGAAACAGGACAGCTAACAGGAGTTCCTCAACCAGTTAGCAAAGGAATGTTTGATGCTGCTAAAGAAGAGTTAGGCCAGGGTTTAACAGGCCAATACTTAACACCAGACATAAGAAGAGAAAGAGCTAGACAAGTTCTTAGAGAAGAAGAAGAAAGAAAACTAATAGGCACACCCTAGAATATATCTATTACTAGCTCACATCTTGGATCGTCTTTGTCCACTCCACCAAAACTATAGACCACTTCTTTTATTTGTTTGAAGTCATCATCTTGTATGATCCCAGCTTTAACCAAAGCATCACAAGCAAACTTATCTATAACTGAACATGGATTGCTTATGTCAAGTCGCCTGTTACTTCTAGCGTAGTAGGTGTATGTCAATCTAACTGGCTCTGTAAACTTAGGTAAGTCTTGTATCTCTGGTAAGAGATCATCTGAGTATGTCTTCTTTGCTATAGATAAAACTCTGTAATGAGCATTGCGATAGTTGTTAAGGTTTAGGATAAACTTTTTTTTCTTTGAATAATAAACATCCAAAGATAATTTAATCTTCACTAGAACGGAGCCCCGGTATCTACCCATGGCCTAATCTTTTGTATCGTGCCATCAAACAAATGTTTTATCTTATTGTATTGCTCTAAAGCTTCTTTCGGAAAGCCACTGTTGATAACCTCTATCAACTCTTTGCTAGAATAAAAATTATCTTCTTTAGAATGTTTGCCTTCCGGGACATTAACAAATCGCATACCATCTTTCTCGTAAATTACTATGCTGTCGTCCTTTTCTATGCAGTGTGCTGGTATAAGTTCTGGAATGTAGTTGTGATTTGCACAACCTGTGGTCTGTCTTTTCTTACTTATTATCCTATTATCTTTAGAGCAAACCCAATTACCACTTTCAATATCAGCGTTAGAAAAACGACACGATCTACAATGTAACTTACTTGGCAAAGACCTACCTAAATAAGCAGACTGTTGCTTTGGAGTCATGTAGCTGCGTATTCTGTAATCTGTCTCAGGTATGTAATTATCTGGTGGAGCGTCAGCTAACAGTATATTCTTGGCTTTTTCCATAAACATACTGAACTTCTCAAGATCAAAGTCTATGACTTCTGTGTATAAAGCTGAATTGTTTTTGTTGTAAACAATAACTATGCAATGACTTAACTTAAACAAACCCATATACAAATGTATTTGAGCATCATACTCTGATGACCAATCACAATAGCTACCTAACTTTTCTAGTTTATTAAAACGATTTTCATTGGCTGTCTTAAACTCTAGTAGGTATGGTTTGTTTTCTTTTAAGCCGGGTAAATCTTTTGCTACACCATCTATATGACCTTTTACATGGCCACCAAAAGCTTTAGTCTCAAACTGATTACCATTCTTATCTACGTCATAGATCTTCGCGCCAGGTATCTTTCTTAACTTTTTAATTAGATCTTCTTCAACCACATTACCTAGATCCAACAGACGCAATACTCTTGGTTCCCAATCATCTGGCATCAGCCATCGCCAACGCAACCACAATAGCCTTCGGTTTGGATTACCTATTTGACTAATACCTAAATAGAATCTAAAACTTCTTTCTTCTTGTAGCTCTACATCATCGAGCAAGTGGTTTATATCTTTCATAAACTTATCTCTGTTCCGTCTTTTGTTTTAACACCAACAACGTTCTCATACTTGCCTTGCTTTTGCACAATGATCTCAGAGATAGAATCGAACGCACCGTTCTTGATTAACTCAGCGGCCATCCAAGGTTGAGTGGGCGAGCCCCACTTAGGAGTTATCTTCTTCCATTTACGCACTGCCATATTATGTGCAGTAGGGTGGCCAAACATTAAAGGCATCTTCTTTGAAAAGAACTCGTCCTTGATTGTAAAGACAACTTGACAATAGTCAGCACCATTCTTAGATTTAGTTACAGCTGCGTAGACATCCGTCACGGTCTTTCTTTTTGGAACCGATGCTTTCCTCTCATCTGATAAAACAGCTTGCTTCTCAGCCTTGGTGCGTCTTGCTACCTCTCTTTCTTTCTTAGTCCACAAAACATTTGTTTTACTGGCTTCAAACTTCTGCCCACATTCAACACATTCTTTAGCTGATGGTGAGTTAATAGCATTACAGCTTGCACAGATCTTAGGTTTGTATCGTCCGGGCAATGTATCTCCTGGTTCTACTTCATCTAGACATCCATGCCTAGCAACGTTCTCACCATAGTCAAGCAATAAACAATTGTCTTTGTCATCGTGAATCCTCATGCCTCGACCACACATTTGCACATACAAGCCAATGCTTTGTGTTGGCCTTAGTAAAGCTATGCAGTCTGTTCTTGGAGCATCCCAACCTTCAGTCAGCACACCAACGTTGCATAGCGCATGGATCTTGCCATCTTCAAAGTCTTGCAGTATCTGGTCTCGCTTATCGTTAGGTGTCTCACCTGTAATGAGTTCAGCCTTGATGTTGTATTGCTGTAAGTATTGAGTCATCTTGGCAGCATGTAGCACTGACACACAGAAGAAAACAGAAGCTGTTCTGCCTTTGGTGTAAGCGTTATCTATCCAGTCGTTGATAACCTCAATGATGGTTTCATCTACCATGGCTACATCTTCTAGTTCTTTTTCTCGGAAGTCGCCATTCTTAAACTTTAAACTAACCTTGCTAGCATCAATGATTGCATCATCATTAACTGCAAAAGCAGACAGTCTTGATAAGTAACCTGCTTGAATTAGTTCCGGGATAGATACACTGTAAGCTATGTCTTTGAAGAAATGATCTTTACGATCCCCATAGATATAACCTTGGCCCATGCGATAAGGCGTGGCAGTGCAACCCATAACTTTCATAGGCTGACGAGCTGACAGAGTATCAATAATCTTTTTGTATCTGGTAAACGAATTAGGAGGCACGTTGTGAGCCTCGTCTATAATCATGTAGTCAAACTTACCTACTTTCTCTAAGCGTTTAGGAGAGGCAAGCGTATCGCGACTGGCTATAAGTATCTGTGCATCATGTTGAAAGCGTTTCATACCAGCAGCTAACACACCTGTCGGTGCGTTAGGCCACACAGTCTTTAGTTTTGTTTCAGCTTGAGATACAAGTTCTTTTCTGTGTGCCATAACCAAGAACCTAGCATCAGGATTCTTTGCTAGCACCTCTTTTATAAAGTGAGAAAAGATAATTGTTTTCCCAGCGGCCGTAGGTAAAGCTATAAGAGCATGTTCTTCTACTGGCCTGGTGGCAAACCAATTGTGCAATGCATCAATAGCATTACGTTGATAATATCTAAGCTTCAATGTACGTCCAACCATCTTCTTTCATTCTTTGGGCAGTATGTATAACGCCATATTTTTCTTTAATATCTAGAGAAACAGGCACAGTAAAAAGAGCATAATTTGTAAGGCCACTAATTGACCCATCAGGAATAAAAACGTCCACCATCTCTTGCTCTAATTTTTTAGGCAGTTGCTTTATATCAAAACAACCAGAGGGATAATTAATCATTTCAATTTAGTGAATCGTTTTGTCTGCTTTTTCTTCTGATAAGAACTCATCTATGTTAGATGGATCTTTAACAAAGTTGTCGTAAACAATTGACGATATTAGTTTGACTGCATCATCTGGGTTATGCGAAAACTTAAATGCAGTTAGGATAGCAAACCTAGCCAAAGTTATTACTGCTGCTTTGGTATCTAGATCTAGTCTAGACCAATCATCTAGACATATCTCCATGTCTTCAATGACTCTGTCGCAAGTATCTTTATCAAGGAAGTCTTCTTTCATGTTGTTCTTTTTCATTTTTTACATCCACGTTTAATAATGTAAGTTTAGCATTATGCATGGACTTACCTAGTTTAGGCGGTAGATTATTAAGGGTTGTATCTACACTGTTAACAAGATCTGTCATTGCACATATCAAAGCGTTAGCTTCTCTTCTATCTATATTCATATTTTTCTCCAAAAAAATAGTGAGGTGTTTTAGGGCCTAACCACACCTCAAGGTTATGACGGAGATTCTAAGCCCCTTCTTCTCTCCCGGAAATAATTTCTTCTATTTCAGTTGTGAGATTGTCTCCAAGCCTATCAACTATTGTTAACAAACCTTCTTTAATGGTGTCATGGACACCAAGAGCTTTTATTTCACTCTTGATGTCGCCTGACAGACGATTAACTATGGCATTGTAACCGTCATATGTAGGGACAGGATTATTCATCACTTGTCCCAATCAAAGTCGTCATCATCGCTAGATGAATCAGATTGATTTACATCTTGTTTGCTTGCAACTGGTTTGCTATCACCAGGGATAAAATTGCCAATAACATTTTTATCAGCCCACTTA